ATGTGGGAGGCGCTTGGCCGCGTTTGCGAACGCCAGGGAATCACCCGTACAGAGCGGCTCCTAGACGTCATTCGCGCGGACATCACCAACTACGGCGACGCTCGAGACCGCGCCGACCTCGAAGCTGCAGAACGCGAACTCACAGAACGCCGATCCCGCAAGGGCGGCAGGCCGCCAAAGAAGAAGCCCCGCTGAGCTGGGAACGCGACAGCTGACCTACTACAAAAAAGAGCCCCGGGCGCAACCCCTGTAACCGCCCGGGGCCTTTGTACTGCCGGGACCCCTTGAGATCAGCATGTCCTCATGCGCAGGCCAGCGCGACGCAAGGCTGGCATACTGATTGTACAAAAGGGACATGCCGCATAGGGGGGAATCGCCGAAATGGATATTGGAGAGGCCTATGCATCCCCCTGACGCCACGGCTCTCGGACTGTGGATCGTGGGTGCTGGCGCGATAGCAGCCGCGCTGGTGACTCTGTGGCGCGCGCTTCGCGCATTGTTTCGGGTGGCGCGCAAGATCGGGCATTTCTTTGACGACTGGTTCGGTGAAGCGCCCAGGCCAGGAGTTCCTGGCCGCCCCGGGTTCCCCGAACGGCTCGGCAAGGTCGAGACCGCCGTAAAAGGGCTGCGCGAGGAGATCTGCGAGGTCAAGGAGCAGGTCGCCGAGATCGTCCATGAGCTGCACCCCAACGCTGGGGGCAGCCTGAGGGACGCCGTGAACCGGATCGAAGCCCGCACGATCAATCTGCCTAGGCCTGCTCCACGTAGGGATGGTGATGGGTGATGCCACGCCCTGACCGGTATGTGTCACGTTCTGATCTCGGCTGGGGGCGCTCCCCGGCCGCGTCCGCCAACCCGAAACTGGGTTTAGTCATCCACTACGACGGGTCCAACCAAAACCTCGCGGCCAAAGACCACAGCGCCTGTATCAGCTACTGGAAGAACACCCGCGCGTTTCACACCGGACCGGCGCGGGGCTGGGTGGACATCGGCTACTCCTGGGGAGTTTGTCCGCATGCGTATGTTTTCGAGGGGCGCGGGCTGTACAAAACCCAGGCCGCCCAGCCCGGGGGGAACACGACCTACTACTCGGTGACGCTCATGTGTGGGCCCACCGACACGATCACCGATGTCCAGATCAACGCGGTCCGGCAGCTGCGCGCATGGCTCATGGAAACCGCCGGGGTCGCCGGGACGGTCAAAGGCCATCGCGACTTCGTCTCCACGTCCTGTCCCGGGGATGCGCTTTACCGGATGGTCCGCGACGGGGTGTTCAGCAAGCCCGCTACGTGGGGCGGAACGAGCAGTTGGGAGGAACTGATGCTTGGGCTGAAAAAGGGCGATCGAGGCGAGGCCGTCGAGGCGCTGCAGGAGCTCATCCGGTTGGCGGGGCACGGGGATGCGCTCGGACCCGCCGGCGTGGACGGCGTGTATGGGGATGGCACTGCTGAGGGGCTGCGGCTGTGCCGGGCTGATGTGGGCAGCCGCGCCCTCCCCGGCTACGGAGACCAGGTCACCGGGCACGCACTCGCCCAACTGATCGCGGCGGTCGCCAAACACCAGGCGACAAAGGTTTCCGGGGGAAGCACTGGTGGGGTGCCTCGGCACCTGGAGGTCGAGTCGCTGACCGCGAAGAGGCTCACCGTGGGTTGACCGTTGATGGGATAGGCGTGTGCCATGGGGAGGGGACAGGCCGCCGCACGGTGAGGGAGAGATGGCGGGACTATTGGGATCCGGGCAGGGTGGCGCTTGCGGTCACGATCGGACCGGGTTTGCTGGTTCCGCTGGGGCTGGTTGTGTGGATCGTATGGCGGGCTGTGGTCTACGCGACTGGCTGATATTCAGGCAGGGAATCTACGGTTGGGAGGAGACCATGACTACCACAGAACCTGCGCAGAACGAGACCGTGCCCGACATTGGTGCGTCGATCATCCGCACCCTCGTGCCGCTGCTCGTAGGTGTGCTGGTGGCGCTCGGCTCTCGGTATCTTGCCGTGGAGCTGCCGGTGGACGCGTTGGAGGAGGTCGTCACCGTGGTGGTGGCGGGAGTCTACTACGCGGTGGCGCGCGTGTTGGAGGAGTGGGTTTCCCCGGTGTGGGGGCGGGTGTTGCTGGGGCTTGGGATTGGTGGTACGCCCCGGTACACGCAGCGGTAGCCACGGTTTTAGGGCTAGACTGGACGAAAAGGTCCATTCCGCGCTCAAAAAAGGGCCCCCACGGCATTGTGGGGGCCCCTTCTGTTCGGGATATTCAGCTCAACCCCGCTCGTACCCGCCAGCTTCCAGGCCTCTCACGTAATCGCGCACTCGTTCCTCGCGTTCGCCGGGTGTGGCCTCGGACCCGACCACAACGCGAGCGTCCACCAGGCTCATGGCCCCGGAACTGCTGGACGCGTATGCATACACCCATACCTCCCGGCCGTTGTCGCGGAGCTCCACGGCCTCCCGCCCTTCCTCGGCCTCCCGTACCCACGTGGTGATCCGGGACGCGTACACGCGCCCCTCCCACCACGACAGGACGTAGAGTTCCCCCTCTGTGTCCTCAAGGACGGGGGCGCCGTTGTACGCTTCCTCACCGGTCCGCTCCGTCTCGAACCCGTGGCTGGCAGCCTCGGAGCACCACGCCTCGATCCACGCCTCGGGATCGGCGCGGTCGTCGCAGTCTGCGGTCACGTCCAGAGGGCTGGTGACCGCAGCGGGGATATCCGCTGCCGTCTGGCCGGGGTAGACCAGGCGCAACCCCGGCACGCGCCCAGCGACACGGGCGGCCATCCTGCGGTGCCAAGCGGACGGCAAGTCATCGTCCGGATACAGACCCCGGTAGGGGTCGTCCGCAGCGCCGGCGTCGAGCTCTGCATCGTTGCGGTAGGTGACCAGCAGCCTCTCAGGGCTGTTCTCGAGGCGCTCTGCGATCCCGGCCACAGTGACTTCGGTTTCCTCGGCCAGCCACCGCAGCCAGCGACCGATGCGTTCGGGCACCGGGTACTTTCCGCTGTCCCAGTGCCTCACCGACCTGTCGGAGACGCCGAATCGGCGTGCGAGCCATTCTCCGGGGATGCCGAGGTGTTCCCGGAGCGTTTTGAATTCTGCTGCGGTCAGCATGGTCCTCCTCCAACCTTGTCGCCTTGATATTGTTTTCTCCTTGACAAAGAGAAAAAAGGGGGGAGGCCAGCCACGGCGCCGACCTCCCCGAGCCATTCGTCAGCCCCTGGTGACGGGGGCGTGGGCGTTGCTGTCTGCGATCTCCCAGGGGCCGGCNGTNTTCCAGCCGTGCTCGGCGAGCACGTCTTCGGCGGCGGTCAGCGCCTGGTCGATGACGTCGTCGGCGTCCGTGGGCACGGGGATCGTCCATCCGGTGATCTTGCCACCGAGGGCGTAGAAGGTCTCGCCGTNGACCTCCCCGATCTGCTCGCGGCGCAGCACTTCAACGGTGCTGCGACCGTTGTCGGCGACGTCGTCGGTCAACGCGACCGAGACGGTGTAGTCCCCGGTCTCGTCGATGAGGCCGAGGCCGTGGGTCTCGTTGACGGTGGCGGCGAAAAGCTCGGCGAGCCGATCGCTCCTGTGGTTGGCCATGAAGGTGATCATGTCGCGGTAGGTTGCGAGGACTGTCATGCCGAAGTGCTCGGCAACGGTCTCGGGGACGACGAAGATGGTGTTTTTGGCTTCCGCGATGACGGGCATCGCTTCGTAGCGGGCTTCGATGAGCTGGTAGACGTGCTCGACGGTGACGACAGCAGTCGTGCGCATAGCCGGTCCTTCCGGTCGTGCCCTGGGGCTGTTCCCCGGGGCGGTGGTCTGGGGCTGTTCCCCCAACTAACACCACTATAACTTCCTAAGTCGGAAGCGGCAAGTGTCAACAAAAATTCCCCGCCACCACCACGGTGACGGGGAAAACAGCCCCGGGGCGCCCCTCAGCCACCCCGGGACCCCTCGCCGCGCTGCCGCATAGGGGACAGGGGGCCGCGCGACTTCCCCTCCTCCTCTTCCTGCCGCAGCCTGGCCCTCAGCTCATCCTGCCTCCTCTGCTCCGCGCCCAGCCTCGCCAGGAACGTATCGTGGTCCCATGCGGAGACCACACACGTCAGGCCAGCCTCCGCCTCCCACTCCTCCAGCGGGTCGATTCGCCACGCCACCCACCGTCCCCCCTCCGGGCGGTGGAGTTCGTAGCTGATCCGCCACTGGTCGAACGAGCACCGGATGCGGTCGAGGCGCTCACGCATCTGCTGGGGGTCATCTGCGGCCATACCCCCACGCTAGACAGCCGTACCTTTCCGGTACAGACATGTTCCGTGGCAGTTAGCCCCGCCTCGGCGGACCACGCGAAATTCTGGCTTGGGGTCATGCGCTCGTTCTCGGGCATGCCCTCGGGGTCGGTGTACTGCGTGGGCTCAGAGCCGTATTCCACGAGTCCTCCAAACGGGAAAGCCCCCGACCACGATGGTCGGGGGCTGACTGTCCTGTTTGGGTGGTGCGGCCGCTGGGGCCGCACCGGTTCTTCTGTTAGCGGTCCGCGGCTAGGCGGTCGGGACGACCACCTGTTCTCGGCCGGTTCCCCCGCACTCGCTGCAGGGGACCGACGGGGAACTGTCGTCGACCGGCAGTTCCCCGGTGCCCCCGCACGGACGGCAGGCCGGGGGATTGCTCTGCACATCCGCCGTGTAGGCCGCCTCAATCCCCCGCAGGACCGAGAGCGCGGCCCTGGTCTCCCAGCAGAGCTGGACGGAGATGAACTGCATCCGCTCCAGTGCGGAGAGCTGCCGCACCCCATCCCGGAACGCGGCCACACTGCCTCGGCGAACCTCGGCGGCGACCTCCAGCAGCTCCAGTGCGGTTCGGCGGTCCCGGTCTTCGGTGATCGCCGTTTCTGCGACTCGGATGATCATGTCAGCGGCCGTGGTGCGCGGGGACGCGGCCATCACCCGGGCGAGAGCCCGGGCCCGCACCGGCCGCCCGTCGACCCGCTCCACGCGAGTGGGGACCAGCAGGTCCGACCGGTGACCAGCTCGCTCGGCGACCGGCCGAGCGACGACGTACACGGTGCCCGGCTGGGGCTCGGGGAGGACACTGTCCGCGTCCCCCAGCCGCTCCACGACCACGGGGATGCCGTTGACCTCCCCCGCGGGGGTGGTCGTGGTGGGGATCCGAACCGGGTTCTCCTCCGGCTGGATCACGACTTCGTCACCGCTGGCGGTGACGAGCGTGACGGCGTGGGGCGTCAAGTTGATGATTCGCATGGGGTCTCCTGTTGTGTCGTCGGTGTCCTCGGTGTCGTCGACCAGGTCGTAGGCCTCGTTGATCTCTGCTGCGAACTGTTCGGCGAGGGTGTCGTCCAGTTCGCCGCCATCGGTGTAGTCCATCAGGGCGCGGGCGTCGGTGAGGATCTCCGCGCCGCGGGCCTGCGCGGTGGACTGGGGGAAGACCTCGATCTCGCCGTCGATGTCGATGGCGAGGACGGGCAGGTCGGAGAACTCTGCGCTGGCGAGGGCGTAGACGTGGTCGGCGGTGACGAAAGCCATTTCCGGTCCTTCCGGTCGGGCCCTGGGGCTGTTCCCCGGGGCGGGTGTCTGGGGCCGTTCCCCTAACCTCGTGAGACCACTCTAGCTTCCTAAACCGGAAGCGTCAAGTGGGGGGGTGGAAAATTTTCTCCCGACTCTCCACCGCTGCCCACCAGTGCGACTACAGACACGTTCCACGACAGCTAACCCCGACCGAACAGGCCCATCAACACACGCTGCTCCTTAGTAAGAGCACGCTTCCGACGCCGCACCACCCTCTCCAACGTCTCCCGAGCCATCCGCTGATGCCGCAGCCACGTCGGCGCCTCCCGACGCAGCTCAGCCAGAACTCGTATCGCCTCACTATCCCGCCGCATCCGCGCATACGCCTCCGCCACATCCAGGCGATGCCGGTGCCACGAGTCCGACGAGGTCAACCTCGACTCCGACGGCAGCCGACCAGCCATCTCCAACACCCGGTCAGGCCGNTCCGCAACCANCTCCGCCTCAATGCTCCGCAGCTCCACGGTGAGCGGACCGAACGNCCCCCAGCTCCGCAGCTCGTGGTAGCGGTCACGCCCAATCCGAGCCGCAGCCACGCGCGCCAGCCCGAGCGCCTCAGCGGACACATCAGGCCGGTTGTTGCGGGCCGCCGCAGCAGAGACTCGCAGCAGCAGGTATCCCCAGGAGGACAGGTGGTCCACGGTCGCGGTGGACAGGCGCGGCTCAACACGGTCTGCAGTCAGCGCAGCCAGCCGTTCGGCCTCGTCGAACCGGCCCTGGCGGATCAGCACCCAGGCCTGACCGACCACGCAGGACACGGAGACCATCTCATCGTCGGATGCGGCCGCGTCCCGTGTCGCGTCCGCCAGCGCCAGATGCGCCAGATCATAGGCACGCACCTGGGTGAGGTAGCGGGCGGCGATCTGCAGTGCCACAGACCGCAGTCGGCGCGCCTCAGCCTCGCGTGGGGTGTGGGTGTGGTGGGCTACGGCAGTGTGAGTGCTGCGGATCAGCCCTGGCAGGACCTCCGCGAGGTCGGTGTACCGGTCGCCGTGGTAGGCGGCGTCTAGACGGATGAGGGCGTCTTTGAGAGCGGGCAGGTCGGGGGGTTCGGTGTCGTCGCACAGCGGGTCTCCGTCCACGGTGATGGGTGGGGAGATGGTGCGGCGCAGGTCGAGCAGGTCGAGTTTGCCGTCGTCGCCGTGTTCCAGCAGTCGGGGGCGGCTGGAGATGAGGCTGTCGGTGGTTGTGTTGAGGGCGCGGGCGATGCGGTGGAGGGTGTCCATGCGCGCGGTGCCGCCCTGCTCGAGTTTTTTGATGGTGTTGGGGTGCATGCCCGCTTTTTCGGCGAGGTCTTCTTGGGTGAAGCCGTGGAGCATGCGGTATTCGCGGATGCGGTCTCCGATATGCTGCATGAGTNTGGCCCTGCCTTTCCAGGGGGTGTGGTTGTTNCCAGGATAGGCAGGGNCTCGTTTCGTATGGCCGGGTTTGAGGATGATGGCGTATCCGTCGTCCTCGCGCGTAGGGACCCCACCTGGCCGGGGGTTTGTAGGCGGCCGAGTATTCCCCGTTAAAACCACCCCCGAAGGGGGGTGCGATAATAGATCCGCCTTCCGTCTGGCGACATACTCCACGGGCGGGGTGGTGGTGCGCGGTCCACCACCCCCCTTTTTTTCTTTTCTTCCTCTCTGTCTGCTCTAACCGCGCCCTACCGGTGCAGATTCGCGCAGCGCGAATAGTGGAACTGGCAGGCCAAACTTACCTCCCCCAACGGCCCGCCACGGTTTTTCGCCACATTGATGATCGTTTCCCCGGACCGTTCATGCTCCAGGTCATCCACATGCGGCGTAGCCACCGTCAGCACAATATTCGGGTCTTTTTCCAACGCGCTGGACTCAGCCAGATCCGACAACCTCGGCACCCCGTTCTCCCGATCCGCGGACTCCCTACGCGCCTGCGCCAACGCCACCACCACGATCTTCTTCGTCTTCGCGAGGATCTTCAGCCCCCGCGACAGCGCCGCGATCCGCAGATCCCTCCGCTCCGCCGGAGCGGTGTCCATCAGCTGGATGTAGTCCACCACCACCAAATGCGGCAGCCGGCCTTGCCGCTCCATCGCGTTCACCCGGGCCTTGATCCGAGCCAGTGAACAGTCGGCGGCCTCATCAATCGTGATGTCCATGTCAGCAGCACGCCCCACATAGTCGGCGAGCCTCCGCCACTGGTCATCAGTGAGGTCAGCACCGTTCGGGCCAGGAGTGAGCTGGGTGGTGGCGATACCGGTCTCCGCCGCCGCCAGCTTGATGTCCAGCTCGTCTCGGGTCATCTCCAGCGAATGGAACAGCACCCGTTTTCCCTTCTTGGCTGCGTGCCGCATGATGTCCAACGCGATCGTGGTTTTGCCGTGCCCGGGACGGCCCGCGATCACCACCAGCTGGCCCGGCGCGAACCCCCCACCCACCAACTTGTCCGCGAGATCCGCATACGGCACAGGGATCACGTCAGCCACGGCGTCGCCGCGCTCCAGCCGGTCCAAAAACCCGGCGAGCCCATCCGCCAGGGTGGTGACCTCGGGGTCGTGCGCGCTACCAGTCCGCGCGATGCTGTCGACCTCATCCCGGGCCCGCTCCACCAGGTCGTCCACGTCCGCGCCCGGGGTGGCCTGCTGGCCGAACTGGGTGATGCGCGCCCCAGCCTGGATCAGCCGGCGCAGCACAGCTTTTTCCGCGATGATGCGCGCATAGTGGCCCACCGTCGCCCCAACCGCGGCCTGCTCCACCAGAGTGTGCAGGTAGGGGGCGCCGCCGGTACGGGTGTGATCACCGGTCTTCGCGAGCCGGTCGTGCAGGGTGATCGCGTCCAACGGTTGGTCGGCGTCCGCGAGAGCGGTCAGGTGATCGAGAAGGAGTGCGTGGGCGGGCCGATACCAGGTGGCGGGGGGCGCGAGTTCGAGGACCTCACCAAGAAGTTCGTGGGCGCGCCGCCGGTCGGGGGCGGTGAGGATCGCGCCGAGCACGGCCTGTTCAGCGGCGAGGTCATGTGGGGGTTCGGTGCGTGCAGGGGCGATGGGTGTGAGTGTCATAATGGTGGTGTTCCTTTCTGTGGAATGGGGCGGCAGCACCTGTTTGGCGGCAGGCTGCCGCCCCTTTTCGTTTCTCGGGTTTTAGGAGTGGCCGGCGCAGAGGTCAGCGAGGTCGGGCCGCTCGTCGGGGCCTACGCGTTTGAGCTCGGCGAGAAGCGGTTCGAAGTCGCCGGTGGCTGCGGCGATGGCGCACATGCGGCAGGGGAGGGTTTTGCGGCGGTGGATGCCGCATCCTGGGCCCTGGTGGGTGGTTTGTGCGCGGATGTGGGCGAGGTCGGCGAGGAGTGTGGTGGTGTCGCGGCCGTCGATCCACTTGTCGATGCGGGCGATCGTGGTGCCGCGCTGGGTGGCCTGGTTGCGGATGTGGGTGATGACGGCGCGGGCTTCGTCCTCGGTGGGGGAATGGTCGGCGAGGCGGTCGAGGACGACGCGGATGGCGCGGTCCTCGGGTGTCTTGGTGCGGGGTGTCTCTGAGTCACCCCGCTTCTTCTTGTTGGTCGTCTTCTTCTCTTCCTCCTCCTCGCTGCGCCGGGGCCGAGGCGGCGCCGCGGTTTCCGTGCGGCCAGAAGAGGAGGATGACTCTGATGGATCTTCTAATGGATAGGGTGCACGTGGTTCACCTGGTAGGTGCACGTGGTTCACCTGGTAGGTGCACGTGGTGCACCTTTGCTGGTCAACCATGGTGCACGTGGTGCACCTTTGCTGGTCAGAGCGTGTTTCTGCGGGGTTGATCTTGAACCCCAGCTCGGCTGCGGCTACGTCGTCGGCGTAAGCTCTCTCTGGGCGGCGCAGCGCTTCGAGCCCGCGGAGGTTGACCCGGGTGATGTTGGTCTTGCGGATCCCGTCGCTGCCCATGCGGGACGCAGTCGCCAGCAGGCCGCGTTCGATGAGCTGTTTGCGGATCTTCATCACCCCACGCCGGGAAAGCCCGGTCATGTCGGCGATGCGGTCGATGCCGGGCCAGCAGTAGCCGTGGGGGTCGGTGTAGTTGCAGTAGGCGAGAAGAACGATCTTCTCGCTGCTGGTTAGCCCAGTGGCGTCGAAAACTGACTGCATGTGCTGGATGCTCACCGGCGGCCTCCGATCGGGCCGAGGCCGGTGATTTCCGCGCCGTGTTCCCCCTGGTTTTGGGGGTGGGCTACCCTATGACTAGGATTCATGCCTAGCCGCCTTCCTGGTCTGGTCAGGTTGGTGGTCAGAGCCCGTCGTGGTGTTCCCAGCACCCGGCGGGCTCGCTCGTTTTATGAGGTTATTGCAGCTAGTTTACCGTGTGAGGCTGTGCCAACAGCGGACCGGCGGCAACCCGATCCGTTCGCCCGACCACACGGCTTTCTTCATGTCGTGCTGTCTCCAGTAGTCTGCTGGGGCCGGTCCCGCCCACTACGCCTGGGCGAGACCGCCTTCTTTCTCCGTCGATTTCAGAGCTTCACCAGGGCAGCCAGACCTTTCTTGTGTGTTGGCGCGAGGTCGTCCACGCCCATCAGGGCGGTGTGGCCACCATGCGTCCATCTCTGCGACTGGGTAGCGGAGCTGCGGCTCGCCCGGGTTGGTGGGCTTGGGTGGGGCCGGGACCGAGGGGTTCACGGCCGCGGCTCGCTGTCCCCGCTCAATGGCGCGCGCCACCGTAGCCCGGTGGACGCCGTAGCGGCGCGCCAGCTCCGCACAGGTCATCTCCTTCGGTTGTGTCATGCTTTTCCGATCTCCACGGTGTAGCAGCCCCGCGTCCTGGGGCCCTTGGCGATGAGTGCCCGGGCCTTCTGCACCAGGGCGGGGGTAGTGATGCGTTTCTCGGTGGGGATGTAGTCGTCGTAGTAGCCCGGGTGCTGGTACAGCGCCCGGCCGTCGCGCAGCAGCACCACCTGCCCGTCGTTGTAGGGCATCAGCGAGCCGCCCGTCTTCCGGATGATGCCGAGGATGTCCTCGTCAGCGGTCCGGGTGACCTCGGCGGCGGGCTCGCCGCTGCGGCGCGCCGTCTCCATGAGCGCACGCAGTTCGTTTTCGTCGGCGTGCTCGGCGCGCTCCTGCTCGTCGGCCGCGATCTCCTCCTCGGTCGCCTCGACGATCGCCACTTCGTGCCACAGGTGCCAGTGGGCGTCTCCGTGCACGTAGTCCGGGTCGTTGTGCCAGCACACCGAGGACGCGTACTCAGCGCTGATGAACTCGGCGCCCGTGCGGACGACGACGGCGCGGCGGCCGTCGTTCAGCCGGATGACGGTTCCGACGGCTGTGCACTGGTTCAGCGCCGTCGCCCGGTTCATGCGGCGGGTGGACACCACGGTGTAGGAGGTGGTTTCGCCGGTGGGGGTGCGGCCGGCCTCCGCCACGATGCGCTCGGCCCGGGCTGCGGCGGCTGCGGCCTTCGCGGCTTTGCGGATCTGCTCGGCGGTGGCGGCGGCCTCGCGGGCTGCTTTCTCCGCCTCGCGGGCGGCGGCCTGTTCGGCCTCTCGGGCGGCGCGGCGCTTCTCGTACCACTCGGCCACCAGGGCCTGCGCCTCGGCGTGCGCCTCCTCAGAGGGGAGCGCCCACCGCTTGGTCTGGGGGTCCCAGACGCCGCCGAGCGTCTTGATCTTGGTGCGGACCTCCCCGGCCTCGTAGGGGATCGAGATCCACCGTCCTGCCTGCTTGACCTCTTCGAGGGCGGTGATGCGCTGTTCGTGGGCTCGTACCAGCTCCACGACCCGGGTCTTCTTGGTTACCCCGACCCAGCGGGCGCGCTGGTCGCTGTCCCAGTGGGCGCCGAGGCTGCGCAGGGCCTGGTTCAGCTGGGTTTTGTAGCCGCAGCGCACGTAGATGCGGCGGCCTTCTTGCCATGCGCGGGTGGTGGGGATGTCGTCTGCGATCGGCTTTGCCATCGCTGTTCCTTTCTGGTGGTTGCCTCGACGTCCCCAGCATACCAAAAACGCGCAACAAAGTGTGCGCAATTTTAGTATGAAAAAGCCCCGGCAGCGCTGTCGAGGCAACCACCAGGGACACACAACCCTACCAACCTCCCCACCCCCACCAAAAACAAAAAAGGGCCGCCCCCACGGGACAGCCCTCCCCTCACCGCTCTTTTCTCGCCTTTTCCACCAACTTCTGCACCCCGCCGGGGTGATCGGCATCTGCGCCGCAGCCAGCAGAGCAGCTATCGATCTGATCGACAGCCCGTGCTCGGAGTGCAGAGCGAGCACGATCCTCGCCCGCTCGGACTCAAGCTCGGCGAGCCGCTTTTTGGCCTGGTCACGAGCCTGAGTGGCCGCGGCGAACGCCTCGAGCCGCTGGGTGATTTCCGGGGCGATCACGCGCCCACCTCCCCTCGGAGGTACTTGGCTGCAAACGCCGACCACGGAAGTCGATCCACCACCCGGGTGGGGATGGCGAGCGGTTCTCCGTCGTCGCCCTGCCCCACGTGCTCGCCCTCAAAAACGATGACCTCGCCGTGGTGGTCGCCGGGGGCGCCGCACGCGTGCACCTCGAAGTAGGACCGGAGGTCTTCGGGGGACCAGCAGCAGGAGTAGCCGGGGTTCGCATCAATGCGCCCCGTACCGTCGCAGTCGCGACAGTCGGTGTCCTCGCCGGTGCCGTCACAGTGGTGGCAGGGGGTGGTGGTGTGCCCGGTGCCGTCGCACTCAGAGCACATGTCGTCGTCGTAGCTGGTGCCGTCGCAGTGGTAGCAGGTGGTGGTGTCCTCGCCGGTGCCGTCACAGTGGCGGCAGGCCGGGTCGATGTGGTTGTCGCCGGTGCCGTCACAGGAGGGGCACTCGTACTGGGAGCCGTCCGGGGTGAACGCGCTACCCCAGGGGGCGGACCATGCGTGGTCGGCGCAGAAGCAGGGCGCCGTTGCGTTCTGGTGGAAGCGGTAGAAAACCTCAGTGCTCATATCTCTCCTGCTTTCTAGGGGTGGTTCACCGCAGTAACCCCTGACCTGCGACCGGTGTGGCAGAGACTGCCGCTGGCCACTACAGGACATTTCCGAGAAGAGGTAAACCATATGGTTAGGCGTCCCCGCCTAAGCTTGGTGACGGGGACGCCTGTGGTAGGGGAGGGACCACTCC